GCTTCTTGGCACGGACACTTCATTTGTGCAGGCCGGCACAGGCGCTGTTACCCTCACGATGCAGGGCAAGGTGCGTGAGCGAGTTTCTGTGAAGGACTTTGGCGCCGTGGGCGACGGGATAGCCAATGACACCGCGGCAGTACAGGCAGCAGTGGTTGCGGTTGCCTCGAGCGGCGCTCAGATCTACTTCCCTGCCGGCACGTACAAGATCACCTCGGTTATCTCCACGACGGGGCACCTTAATATCATCGGCGACGGAGAGAAGACTGTCTTGGACTTCAGCACCGTTACATCTGGCTCGGAAGGGATCACTGTCACGGGATCGCTGGCTCAAATTCAGAACGTCACAAGCGCAAGCCAGAACAATCTCACTGTTACCTTTGCAAGTACTCCTTCGCTTGCAGCTAGCGACGTGTTCTGCTTGTTCGATGACTCTGTGTTATGGAACCCGGCAAGAGCGTATTACTACGCGGGCGAATGGTTAGAGTGCAGAGGGTTAAGCGGCTTAAACGCTCAAACCACAAATCCGCTGTACGACAGTTACACTCCGGCGACGGTTAAAGCGTACAAGCTGTCGAGTCCAAAGGTTTCGTTCAGAAACTTCAAAATCAATGGCGGAGCAAACATCTTTGGCCTCATTAAAGTATCGCTTTGCGACAAGCCGGTATTTGAGAACATTTTTGCCTACAACGAAAACTACGAGTGCGTTTACATAGACCGTTGCTACCGGCCAATGGTGACGAACTGCGTGATGTACAACAAGGGGACAGGAACTTTGGACGACTACGGGCTAGTGATTGGCAATAGCCAAAAGGTGCAGGTCTCCGGGGGCGATTACTACGGACGCCGCCACGCAATCGCAATCGGGGGAGGGGACAATACTTGCTCGGTCACAAACCGAAACTTGAGGATCTCAAACCTCACCTTGAGTAACGATATCCTTTCTGCTGTAGCTTCGGCAGACATGCACGGCAACATCGAGGACTTGGTCTACCAAGGTTGCATGATTTACCAAGGCGCAGCATGGGCTGGAAAAAACAACGGATACGACAACTGCACAATCTACTCCGCTTTCGGTGGATGGTGCATTTACTCTTCAGAAGTTCTTGGCGGAAATCTCTTTGTTAAGAATAGCAAGCTGCACACTGTTGTAGACCCATACTCAATATCCAGAGGAATTGTAGATATAGGTGGCAACAGCATTAACGCTATCAATGCAGATACGCTAGAAAATGTTAATATAATAATTGAAAACTGTGAGTTGTTTGGCAGAAATTTATCAAGCAACACTCAGTTTGTTGTCTTTTACAACAGAGGCGCATCAGTTTACGTTAACATTTTTATTAATGGCGTAGTAGCTGATGTAAACAATCTGGATATCATTTTGTTGACTGCATCATCTACTCCTACGGCCAATTCTAATGCAATAGTAGTTGATAACGTATACAACTTCCCAAGCACTGCTTACTTGCATTACGCATTTCAACCTTCAGGCGGTGGGAGTTACGCTAGCGTGCCGCAAAGGATGATGCGTCAGTCTGGCAGCCTAAACATGACTGCTGCCAGTGGAACTGACTCAACAATAGCGTTGCCAATTAGTTACAGGTATATTTATCCTAGAACTCCACAGGCTTCGTTCTCTATTGGGGGAACGCTTGGATTCTCTAATTCAGCAGGCGAAAATGTTGGAGTCACTGGCTATAGCGTTACAGCTTCAGCCATTAGGCCAACTTTAGTTTCAACCAGCAACGCAAACTGGACGGTAAGTTTCACCGCTACAGCAAATTGGTCTGTAGGAATTGAAGAAATTTAACATTATGGCACTTAAATTAACAGCAATTACACCACAAGGATTTACTGCGACTGATGCTTACCATCGTGTTGAGCATCTGAGCTTGCAGGGCAAGAACTCGATTGTCTTCATGTTAGAAAGCTACAAGGGCAGCGAAGAGTCCATCTCTTTTGCCTCTGAAAGAAAGTCCTGCTCGTACGACCTAGCCGGAGAAAACCCGATCAAACAGGCGTATCTTTACCTGAAGACGCTGCCTGAGTTTGCAGGCGCATCTGACTGCTAATATGGACTTCCTCAAGAAGCTCCTGCCCACCATTGGGCACCTGCTGGGAGGCCCGCTTGGTGGCGCTGCCGTCGAGGCTGCCGGAAAGGCTCTTGGCATTTCAGAAGCCACGACCGACAAGGTGCAAAAGGCGCTGATGTCTGGCAACCTCACTGCCGAACAGATTGCCGCCTTGCAGGCCGCCGATCTCCAACTCAAGACTAGGATGGCGGAGCTTGGAATCGACGCCGAGAAACTGGCTCAGATGGATCGCGTAAGTGCTCGAACGATGCAGACTGAAACCGGGAGCTGGGTGCCAGCGGCATTGGCTTGTGTTGTGACTGCCGGCTTCTTTGGAATTCTCCTCGGCCTTCTAACCGGCGACTTGAAACTGTGGGAGTCAACCACTCTGAGCCTCCTCATCGGATCTCTCTCAACCGCTTTCTCTGCTGTTCTTGCGTTCTACTACGGCGCGAGCTTCAAGCCACCTGACTTAAAGAAATGATCAACGAACTCAAACAAGCTGGCGTTGACCTAGGGCTTGCAATGGCAGGCTTTGCAGGGTCTGTACTGATGAGCAGTAAAGAGGCTGGGAAAAATTTGCCTAGGACTGCTGCAAGCCTGCTTGGTGGAGCTGCCTCGGCCAACTACGTTACCCCGCTCATCCTTAAACTGGCGCATCTCGACGGGGAGCCCAGCCACGCATACGCCGCCGCATTTCTCCTTGGCTTCTGCGGCCTCAGAGGGATTGAAATGATCAGCACTAAATTCATTACCAATGAACCAGTTCACAACAATAAACGCGGTCGCTAACGGGATCTTGTCGATCTCTGCGCTGCATCTGGTCTTCAGGGTCTTCGGGCATCCTGAAAGCGCAATCTGGAAGCGTCCATTTGCCGCGGTGCTGTGCAAGGCTGCCACGACCGTCACTGTCTGTGGCGCCCTCTGGAACCTTTTGACCCTATCGAGCCCCGCGCCATCGGAGGTGCTTTTGAATATCGGGATCGCTGCAAACTTCGTTTGGATCAGCTTTTATCACCATGACAATCCAGCCGATAAACGCAGCTCACAACCTGCAAAGAAGGGGTCTCAACGCAATTCCGCTGGCAAAGTTGCTAGGGTTCAAAAATCAAAAGCTCCAACGAGGGGACGCCAACAACTCAAACAGGCTTCCCACTAGGCACATTTATCCATACTCTGGCACCTATGATGAAACCGGACGGCTTTCACGAGTATTCGAGCCAGGATCAACTTTCGCCTCTCATGTCTAGTTCACGAAATTTCATCGACTTAGCGTTTGTGAACCTTGCGAACGTGGGGGCACTTGCGATTTCTTTGAGTGAAGTGGAGCAGTGGATTCGCATAACGAGTTGTCTTTTGGCGGCCATCTTTACCGGCCTCAAGATCATCGAGACCATCAAATCCCTTAAAAAATGAACCTCTCCAAACGCGGCCTTGATGCAATAATCAACTGGGAGACAGGCGGAGAGAAGTACTACGACAAGCACCCCGAGTGGCCCGGTGAACAGAGTGGCATCACTATTGGAGTAGGCTGGGATCTCGGGCACACTTCCGCAACGGACACGACAAGAGCATGGAGCCCGCACCTAGACGCGGCCACTCTCGCGCTGCTTGTCAGTGCATCAGGGCACAAAGGCGAGGAGGCAAAGCAGATTCTGCCTCACGTTAAGCACCTAGTCATTCCGTGGGAGGCTGCGCTGACAGTATTTCGCGATGTGACGATCCCTGGGTGGTATCTCAAAACGCTCCGCATCTATCCGCAACTCGTTGACCTGCCGGATGATTGCGCTGCTGCGCTTGTTAGCCTTGTGTTCAACCGCGGGGCATCTCTGTCTGGAGAGAGACGCACTGAAATGCTTGAAATCCAGAGGCTTTTAAGAGTTGGAGAACTCGATAAGATTCCATCACAATTGCGTGCAATGTGTCGCTTGTGGCCCAACACTAAAGGGTTGCGCAGGCGCAGGGAAGAGGAAGCCGATTTGTTCGAAAAAGGATACGCCCTCCCCGGCGACTAAAACAGATTGCCGAATGGTGCGCAGGGAGATCCTGCGACAGGTCTGGTATAACCGCACGAAACAAAGGCACTTGTGTATGCTCACGAAATGAATTTCGGTAGCATAATTTGACAACAAAGCTCGGCTGGCTAGATTGCAGGAATGGAAATTACCTTAAAAGACCACTGCCGCAGGATTGCTGCGCTCGGAGGTGCGGTGAAGTCTGAGAAAAAAGCAGCGGCAGCGCGGAAAAATGCAAGCAAGCCTAGGCCTAAAGCTAAAGAACTCAACGCTTTGAAGCGTGCTCAAAAAAGTCTGATAAAAGACTAGCAAAGCGGGGATGGGTGGCTACATTGGCTCCCGCATGAGCACATCTCACTATTCTTCGCGCTGTTTTCGGGTTCCACCGAATACCCGCCGTTACACCAAAATGAAGTATCAGGTCATCATCCTGCTTTTGATCATTGACTGTCTAGCCCTTATTGGCACCGCCGATTTAGTTGAGGCCATGACGCTTGTGACTCTCGTCGTAGTTAACATCTGGGCTCTTAACTGCACGAAGTCATGTTAATGAACGGCAAGATCATGTGGTGCCCGCCAGCGAGGAAGCGGGACATTGATTTTCTCTGGACTAAACCAGAGGACAATACTGCACTGCTAGCCGAGTGCCCTGCTCTGATTCGCAAGGCAGTAGCAAAGGGGCTCGTCACTCCGGGGCCGGACTGGGACGCTCCTTCCAGTCCTTGCCAAGTCTGCGGCAAGTCGATACCCATGCGGAAATGGGCGAAGAAAGGGTGCTCGGTAGAGTGCCGGACGATTCTTACTGCTCGTAGGAAAGCCACCCCAAGTCAGCCTTGCCCTGTTTGCGGACTACAATTTGTCCCACGCCTTAACGGCGGGAAGATGACAAAAACCTGCTCGAAAGAGTGCGGTCAACAAATGACAAGAATCCATCTAAGAAAAAAATGAAAGTACGACATAGCAGTTTACCAAAGCTTGCCCTTTGCGGGCAGTACGAGAACACACCGTTCTCTCCAAGTGCAGCAGCTCTGCGCGGCACCATGCTAGACGAAAAGTTCCGGCAAGCATGGACAACCGGGGAGCCACCAGCCGATCTAAGCGAGGAGGACGCTGAGGCGGTGCGCTGGGCGATCTCTCAGTGCATTCAGCTTTGCGGGCGTGAGGATGGGCTGACTACCGACGAATCCAAATGCAGGATTAGAACGAGCGGATTACCGCACACTGGCACCGCGGACGGTATTGCCGCTAGTGGTCGCTGGCTGATTGATCTCAAGAGTGGACAGGTTTACGACTACACCGGCCAGATGGCAGCCTATGCACTGGGGCTCATGGAAACGCACTTCGAGCAAGAGTGGACAACTCACCTGCTCTTCTGCGACCAGCAAAAAATGGTCACCCAGTACTGGACGTACCAGACCGCCAAAGAGACCGTCCAAGCCATTCTGGACAACGTAGGCACGGAGCCCAAGGAGAACCAGTATTGCAACTGGTGTGCAAAGGCTTTGACCTGTCCGGTGCGGGTCTCCTCGAAGGACTCTGCAATAGCAGTTGTTGCAGAAACACCTACAACTCAAGATCAACGATTCCTCTCGCTGCTCAATGACCCCGTGAACCTTGGGCTGTTTTTGCGCCAGTGCGCGACTCTTGAAGACTTCAGGGACGCAGCAAAGGCAAAAGCCCGCGAACTACTTGAGGCCGGACAGGAAGTCCCAGGCTGGAGACTCCAGAAGCCTCGCGCCACTGAGTTCGTGGGAGCCGAGCACATTGCGGAGGCCGTTGAGGCCGGCAAGATCGGTGCAGTAAACGCCATCAAGGCAATTGGCAGTATCAGCGCCAAGAAGGCTGAAGCACTTTTCAGTGAAGCAGGACAGGTGATGCCTGAAGGCATCGTCTCAAGAAAAATTGGTCAAGCCCCATTAGTAGCATCCAAATGAATCAAAACCTTATCGCAATCGACCCCGGCGTATCCGGCGGGATCGCATACATCGACACCGACGGCAGCATCCATGCGTTTCCGATGCCTGAAACACTCGGAGACATCCAGAAGCAACTGAGCATCCTTTGCAAGGCCTTCTACCGAGACTTCCCCACAGCGTTCCTTGAGGAGTTGCCAAAGTTCGCCGGCCCCATGAGCGCAAGCAGCATGGCAACCATGTTCCGAAACTACGGACGCATTGAAGGACTACTTACCTCTTACGGCGCCCGCATTGAGTATCTCCAGCCCAAGAAGTGGCAGCAAGCCCTCAGCCTTGGCGACAAGAAGACTCACGGCCCCCGGTGGAAGGCGCATCTTAAAGGTCGCGCTCAAGCCCTGTACCCAAACCTTTCAGTGACCCTGAAAACTGCTGACGCTCTCCTCATCCTAGAGGCGGGGCGCAAGCTCTCAACACAAACCAAGTAACCCAAAAGAACCAAGTGAACATCATACCATTCGATCAGACAAAGATGATGGCTCAAGCCATCGCTGAAAGTAAACTTTTCGGCATCCAGACTCCCGCCCAGGCCTTAGCCTTGGGACTTCTCTGCCAAGCTGAAGGACGTCACCCAGCGGAAGCCGCCCGTGACTACCACATCATCAACGGCAAGCCATCCCTGAAAAGCGAAGCAATGCTTGCACGATTTCAACAGGCAGGAGGTCGCGTGGAGTGGCACGAGTACACACACGATTCCGTCTCTGGCACGTTCAGTCATCCCCAAGGCGGAACCTTGAAGGTCTCGTGGACGATGCAGGATGCAACCAGAGCAGGACTTACCAGCAACCCAACGTGGAAGAAATTTCCTAGGCAAATGCTGAAGGCTCGGTGCATCTCTGAAGCGGTCCGCGGCATCTTCCCAGCGGTTCTTTCAGGGCTGTACGCTCCAGAGGAAGTCTCTGACATTACTACAGTCTACACTGAACCGGCGCCTGCACCATTGCAGATCTCGGCAGTAGCAACTGAAGAGGTAGCGTCCGTCGAAGTCGAGGCTCCAAAAGAGACTCCGCTGCCTGAGCAGATTGCCGCCATCAACCTGATGGACAGGCTTCTTGCCGAGAAGACCAAATCTCAAAAACAAAAGGTCACGGCGACCGCCATCGCCAAAGGCTGGATTCAGGATGGGCAGACTTATAGGGACATCCCCGTTTCGATCCAAAAACAAGCCGCAGCTTTCCCTGAACGGTTCTTTGCCGCTTTCGGAATTTAACCAAAAACCAAACAAAACCATGCCATCAATCAAAATTGATACGACTGAAAACACAACCATCCGTCCGGGTGTTTACACTGCAACCATCGAAGACGCAACTGAAGCCACAAGCCAAGCAGGCAACGAGATGCTGAAGCTGAAGGTCAAAGTAAGCAATCTCAGCTTCAATAGCTGGGTAGTCTTCACGCCAAAGAACAGTCGCAACGTGGCTGACTTTGCAATCTCCATTGGAAGGAAGGTTGTCGAGGGCAAGACGCTCACGATCGAAACCGAGGACTGCATCGGGAAGACCGCTCTCGTAGAACTCGGAGAGGGCGACCGCATCAACGACAAGACAGGGAAGCCTTACTTGGAAATCAAGCGTTGGCTGCCGCCCGGTGCGCAATCCACCGCCGCGGATGGCGACGAGATTCCGTTCTAGTCGTCCCCCCACAAACGGGGGCCGCGCATCCGACCAACGCGGACAATTTTGTAGAAACGCACCCACATGTTGAAAAAGGATAAAGAAGAAGCCGAGCGCATCTCAAAAGAGCTTCTTAAGGTACACAGAGGTTTACTCGCAGACGACGCCCCAGGACTCGATCCTAATCGCAGGAGCACTTGGATTCTCGCGAGAACCATTCGCCTCTTTCAGGCCAAGGCCGCTGTGGAGGCAGTTTCTCCGCTTGAGCGGGCGCAACGTCAGCATCTAGGGACTCTCTAAAGCATGAGAGATCTAAAGATCCCGCAGGCTGAACAAGCCGAGCGGGCAGTGCTGGGGTGTCTACTTTTCTCGCCTCACGCCTCTTGGTCTACCGTCGTATCGGCGGGCCTAGCCGGCACAGACTTCCTTAATCCTCAGTTCAAAGTCATCTTTGAAGGGGTAAAGGAAGCCATTGAGGAAGGCACAAGCCTCGATGCTATCAGCCTCTTCCACAGACTGGCAGCTAGGGACGTTCCGTTCCCAGTGCTCTCAGACCTCGCTGGAGGAGTGCCGAGTCTTGAGCCATTGCCAGAGTGGTGCAGGCTGGTACAAGATGCGGCAAGGCGCCGGTCACTCCTCTTAAAGCTCGAGCAGGCCTCTAAAGCGATCTCTGAAGGCGAATCCACTTCCGGCATCGTCCAAGAACTGGGGAACGCTGTTACCATTGCCAGTGCAGAGCAAGGGTTGGGATCTATAACACAGACCAGCTTCAATGAGTTGCTCGGCTATGATACAACTCAAGATCCCAATAACTTGATTGGGAACCGTTGGATATGCCGCGGGGGCTCCTTACTCATCAACGCCCAAAGCGGAATCGGGAAGAGTAGCCTGACAATGCAGCTCGCAATCGGGTGGGCGATGCCTCGCGACACCACGGAGCGGCAGACGTTCGTTGATGTGCTCACCTTTGGGATCATCCCGGTCAAGCCGCTTAAGAGTCTGATCCTGCAAGCCGAGAACGACCTTGGCGACCAGTCAGAGATCCTGCAATCAGTGGTGCTCAAGTACGGGCGCCAATACTGCGCGGAGCCAGTGCAGAGTCAGCTTAACGAGCGATTGGTGTTCTACCGAGACAACGTGCATTCAGGGGCGGAGTTTTTGAGGGTGCTTGAGGCTCTAGTGATCCGCCATCAGCCGGACATTGCATGGATTGATCCACTGATGTGCTACGTGGGGGACGACATCTCCGACCAGAAGGTGGTCACCGAGTTCTGCAACGGACTCAACCGGATCAGCTCCAAGACAGGAGTAGTCATGGCGATTATCCACCACTTGCCAAAGCCCAAGGAAGGGGCGGCAAGAACAGAGAGCGACTTGGCATACGCCGGGTTTGGTAGCAGTGCGCTTACCAACTGGGCGAGGGAAGTCATGACTTTGCAGCGTGTGGAGACCCCACTTGGAGATCCTCCGACTTGTTCGCTCACGACCACAAAGCGGCGCCTGAGGGCTGGAATGATCTGCTGGGACACCTTAAAGCCGTCTTCGAAAATACACATCAGGCATAGCAGTGAACCCGACCGGCACGGGATGGTTTGGCAGTTGTGCCGCAAGCCGGTACTTGAAGAAAGTGATGACAAGCCGCGCAGGCGCAAATAACAAGTGGGACAATGAAACCAAGATCTGAGACACCCAGAGAAGAGGGTCCGTGGAACTGGCAGGCGCGTGATGCGGCTATAGAAGCAGGGAAGCTCGGGATTAGCGCATACGCAGTTTACTGTGCGCTCACCCATTTCCAGAGTGCAGCGGCAACGGATCAGAAGAGACGCTTCCCAGCCTCATACGAGCAGTTGGCAGAACACATCGGGTGTTCTCGCGGCACAGTAAAGGCAGCCTTAGACGCCCTCGAAAAGGCGGGACTGATCCGTAAGTTTTCGGGGTCAAACGGCAGCAACCGGGCAACCAGAAATGCCTTTTTTTTGTCCTCGATTAGCAGTACACCAGATGGACGCGGCAGTACACCACGTGGACGGCACGTGAGTACACCACATGGACGGCACGTGAGTACACAGTTTGGACGCAATAAAGAGAAAGAACAGTTATCCCGCGCCGCCTTCGGCAGCGGGGATAACAAAGAACGCAGCCAGGAGCCCGCATGCCCGCCCTTGAGGGGCGGCAGCGAGCCCCAAAGAACGAAGCAGCAAAAGGCGGACTGGCTTGGCGAGGCTACCCCGGAGAGTTTGGAGAAGTACGAACGCATGAAGGCGGCACAGGATGCGATGAATGGAATGGGTAACGTGGGTGAGGATAAGTAAAGGAAGTGCCTCGTAAGCGAACAGAATGGCACCTAGAAGACGTTTTTATAGACAAGCAATATGACCACAGCGGAAGAACTAGAACGGCAGCTTGCAGAGGCTAGGGCGCAAGTTGATGACAGACAGGAAGCGTTCCTCATTGCCTTAAAGGTGGCTGAGGAGTTGCTGGAACTTGGAGGGCCGGAGGTGAGAAACCGGCAGAACTTACTGGTATGGGGACAGCTTCAGACGACCATCCAGTTGCTTAGGCGCGAAGTGCATAATCAGTAAAGATTGCAATCGCGTACAAACAAGTAGCAACAAAGCTAGTGACAGAAATAGTAAAAGGTAGTAGCACTAAAACATCCTATGATATCGACAGGTTTCCCCGGTGATAGTGATCCTCGTGATGAGGAGCTTGAGTACGAGTGTGACGTTTGCCACGACATCTTTGTGCAGGATCTGTTCAACGAATGGTTCTGCCCGACGTGCGCAAAGAATGAACAAGAAGAGATTGAAAGGAGTAAAAAGAAGTGACCGACGAACAAATCAACGCGGCGATTGCAAAAATTCATCTTTCAGAAAAATATCAGGATGGATATTGGGTGCGTGACTATTGTGCAAACTTAAATGCCATGCATGAGGCAGAGGCCACGCTGACAGAAGATCAACTTTGGCGTATGGCTCGCGAGATTGAGCGCAATGATGAGCAGTGGTATTTTCGAGCAACAGCCCGCCAACGTGCAGAAGCATTCTTGCGGACACTAGGCAAATGGGAGGAGGAATAGAAATGACTGACAAAACGAAGTACATCATCATTGCCATCTTGTTCCCATTACTTGCCTACGCAGGCTTTAAGCTAGAGATTGCAAAGATCCGCT